GACGCGCTGGCAGACAACTTTGTTTCCCAGCTAGAAAAGTCGGTCATCAGCCGGGAGATCGGCCATGTCCGTAAGAGCCTGGACGTCATGGAAGCGTCAGTTCAGGCCGCTTGAATCGAAGGCACAAAAAAGCCGGGGTGCGACCCGGCTTTTTGAACAACTTGTAAAACACTGTGGGGCCATTATGAATACGATCACCACACCAAGCAATACCCCTTCAGGCATGACGCGTTTTGCTAATCACGAAAACGCGGCACGTACGATGCCTTCCCTTGAAATTTCTGAGTTGACCGGGAAAGCACACAAACACGTTCTCGCCGACATCAGGTCGATGCTTACCGAACTGGAAATTGACTGGGCCGATTGTTCGGCTCAGTACAAAGACAGCACCGGTCGCTCGCTTCCTTGCTTCAATCTCAACCGAGAACTGACCGACACGTTGTTGACCGGGTATAGCGCGAAGATGCGTTTTGCCGTGGTTCGCCGCTGGCACGAACTTGAAGTTCAGGCACCGATATCACAACACGTGCCGACGACGTTTCTTGAAGCGTTACGCCTGGCTGCCGACCAGGTTGAGCAAAACGAAAAGCTCAAATTGGTGATCCTTCAGCAGACGCCCAAGGTCGAGGCCCTGAACCGCCTTGCCAGCACCCGAGGCTCGCTGTGCATCACTGACGCAGCCAAACACCTCGGCATCCTCCCGCTGCAGCTATTCGCGTGGATGAGCAAGAACCGCTGGATATACCGGCGGACAAGCCATGCCCCGTGGTCAGCGTTCGGCCCCCGGATATCCAAGGGACTGCTCGAGCACAAGCTGGTCAAAATCAATAAGAGCGAAGCCGAAGAGCTAAAGGTCGTCGAGCAGGTGATGGTTACCCGTTCCGGTCTGGTTGTGTTGGCTGAGCAAATTAACGGAGCTTCGCAGTGAGACGTCCATCGCTTCAATTCTACCCGGCTGATTGGCGCAATAACGCCAAACTCCGGCGCTGCTCTTGGGAGGCCAAGGGCGTTTGGATAGAGCTGATTGGCTTGCTCCACGACAGCGATAATTACGGCATTTTGCATTGGCCTTTGAAGGAAATTGCACAGGCGTTGGGGGCACCCGTTAAGGCCCTGAAAGAGCTATCAGACAAGGGGGTGTTGTACGGCATTGAGAGGGGTATGTGCGAGCCGATGATTTACACCCCGAAAAGCGGTCGCGTTGACGGCCCGTCTGTTCAGCTCATAGCCGCGCAGGCCGGGCCTATCTGGTATTCGCCCCGAATGGTGCGTGACGAATATGTGCGCGCAAACCGTGGTGACAAGACGCGCTTTGGTGGCGATGAAACGAAGCAAAAAAGACAGTCCAAGCCATCACCAAAGCCCCCCATTGGTGATGCTGATGGTGCTGCACCCAATCTATCACCAAGCCACCCCGAAGGTGACGGCTCTACATCTTCTACTTCTTCTTCATCTTCAATACCTAACGGTATTTATGGTGATGGTCGTCAGAAGTTCGAAATGTTCGAAGGGTGGTTGCCGGACGAATTGAACCTGAAAACACACATGCGAATGGCCGGCGTCGGCATGGAGGACATGGACGAAAAGCTGATCGAAAGTTTTGTCGGTTACTGGATGACGCAATCAGCAACCGACACCCATGCCAGCTGGTGTCGGCGCCTGGTGCTACGTGCACAGGATGTGAAGGTCCGGAGCGCCAAGGCATCCCCCGTCACGGACTGGGCGGCGAACGGGGTGTTGGTATGAGCAAGCCATCCACCGCGAAAGAGCTGCTGGATCGGATGAGACCCGATCCGGCGTACCACTACGACGTTGCTCCGACTGGGCGTGTTCAGGTCGATCCAGAGACCAAGAAGGTGCTGGACGACCTGTTTCTACGGATAAAAGGCGCATGCGGTGCGTGGAAACAGTCCTGGCCAAACGACGAGATTGAAGGCGCTTCCAAGGCTGAATGGACCGCTGAATTTATCCGCTCAGGCATCCGCAAGATGGAGCAGATCCAGCACGGCATGCGTGTTCTCAGTGCTAGCCGTTCGCCGTTCGTTCCAGCCCCTGGTGTTTTTGTCAGCTGGTGTTTTGCGCCCGAAGGCCTTGGCTTGCCGAGTCTTGAAGTCGCGTACAAGCAAGCGCTGAAGAATTCCTACCCCTGTGTAACTGGCCCTTTGAAGTGGTTTCACCCGGCGGTTTATCACGCAACTGCCGCCGCGGGCTTCATGAGCCTCCAGTCGCTGAACCGAGAGCAGGGCATGGCCAGGTTTGAACGAAAATACCTTGAGCAGTGCAAGTTGCTGTGGAGCGGTGTTGAGTTAAATCCAATCCCCGCCGCTGAGCTTGCGGCTCCTGGCCGAATGATAACTCCGGAAATCGGTAACACAGCGCTTGCTGAGCTTCGCAACCAACGGAATGCCGGACTATGAAGATTTCGAGCAAAAAGCTCCGCGATTCTGCACGCGGTCAGGAATGCACTGTGCGCCTACCGGGGATCTGCAATTTCCGAACGGACACGACTGTTCTTGCGCATCTCCCGTGCGGGCAGAAAGGCATGGGGATGAAGGGTTTCGACACCGTCGCCGTATATGCCTGTGATTGCTGTCACGGGGTGATCGATGGGCGCGCCGCAGGTGAGATTGATTGGCAGGACATGTTGCGCGCAGTGGCTGAAACCCATGAGGCCCTGATCCGGGCAAAAATCCTAACAGTGAAAGGGATGGCGGCATGAGCGCGCTTGATACGCAGATTTCAGGTGACCACTACAAGTCTTTGAAGATTCAACGGATCGAGTACATCCATGCGAACGGCCTGCCGTTCGCAGAGGGAAGCGTCGTTAAGTACGTGACCCGGTGGCGTGACAAGGGCGGCATTGCTGATCTGGAAAAGGCCAAGCACTTCCTGGAGATATTGATTGAGTTGGAGAAAAAAGAGGGCATTCAGCCTTGATCCCGATCGAGTTCGCCGCGCCGAAGCAGCGCAAGAGCGGCCGCGCCAAGCCGATCGACTGGGAAGGGCAGGAGCAGGAGACGCTGTTGGCCGAAATTGAGATTCGCCACCCCGCGGCCTTCAAGTTGATATATCACCCGGCGAACGGCGGCAAACGCCACATCAAGGTGGCGGTCAAGCTCAAGAAGCAGGGCGTCAAGGCCGGTGTTCCTGACCTGGTCCTACCGATGGCACGCGGCGGGCACTTCGGCCTGTACATCGAGTTCAAGGCCTCTCCGCCGCACGATGCCGACGTATCGCCGAGCCAGGACGCGTACATCCAATGCCTGATCGGCGAAGGCTACCTGGCCGTTGTCTGCCGAGGATGGCGTGACGCGATGGAAGTCCTGGGCAACTACCTGAAACTGCCTCGCACGCAGGTGGACGCATGAGCACCGCCGCTGTCAATCTCTCCGACGCCGAGATCCGGCGGCAGGCTGCAGATTCCTCGGTCGATACCCTGCGTGATCCGCGTCACCCTGGCCTGTACTTTCGGTTCAACGAGGGTAGGGCGCGCGGCTCCTGGTACTTTGTGGTGAAACGGTCATGGCGCCGGATCGCCGGATATCCCGACCTCAAGGCCGGCGCCGTGTTGGCGGTGCTGCCCGAGTTGCGCCAGCGTCTGGTGCTCAAGCCGAACGCCAGTGCCGCCGTTGAGGCCTGGAGCACCGTCGGCAACCTGCTCGAATGGTACGGTGAGCGTATGGCCCGTGACCGGTCGTTGTCGGCAAAGCGCAAGGCCGGCGGCAAGACCGCGATCGCCTGCCATCTCAAGCCGCGCCTCGCCGATCTGCCGATTCGTGAGGTGACCGCCCAGACCCTTGATCAACTGCTGATGTGGCCGGTGCAGGCCATCCTGTCACTGTCCTATGTGCAGCAGCTCTACCGCCTGCTGTCGGCCGCATTCCGTCAGGCTCGCAAACTGGACCTGATCCCGATCAATCCCATGGCGGGTTTGAAATTCGTCGATTTCACCACGGCTCGCATCATGCCCAAGCCGGCCCGCCTGCGCGGTGTCCAGGTGCCCGATATCGTCACGCAGTTGGCCGAGCGTTTCGACGATAAGCCAGGTGACGCCATGCTGGCCTTGATGATGCTTTGCCACGGCACGCGCATCGGCGAAACCCGGTTGGCTCGCTGGGCCGATATCGCGTTGCCCGAACGAGAGTGGTTCATTCCGGCCGAGCACACCAAGACCCGCACCGAGCATCGCCTGCCACTGACCGACCAGGTGTGTGCACTGTTGCGCCGGTACCGGGAATGCCAACTTGCCCAGGGCTACGAGGGTGGCTATCTGTTCCCGTCGCGTCGTGGTCTGGCGTTGAGCGACAACCAGGCGAGCGCTGTATTCACCCGACTTGGCAAGGGTCTGTGGACCAGTCACGACCTGCGCAAGGTCGCCCGTACCGCCTGGACAGACCTCGGCATCGACGGACACATCGGCGAGATGTTGCTCAACCACTCGCTGGGCAAGATCGCCTCGACCTACATCAATACCCAGGCCACAGAGCAGCGTCGACTGGCGTTGGTGAAGTGGCACGAATGGTTAGATGGCCGTGGTTTCAAGGCGATTCACGGGCAGACGGGTGTTAGATATGAAGAATCGCAAAACCCTGCGCAAGCCACGAACGACGAGGCCTGCAAGGTGATTCCACAATTTGTTAATGGCGAGGTTTAAAAACGATGAAAGGCGTCCCGATTGACTACTTCCTTGACCGCAAACCATTCGCCTTCAGGCGCCGTGAGTTCGTGCCGGCCACCGGCGATCACGTTCGCTTCAATCGCATCTATTACCGGGTAGATACCGTCGACTGGATCGAGGACCAAGGGGACGACGTGAAGCTCAATATCATGCTCACGAAGGTCTCAGGACAATGAAAAAGAGTCACGGCCCCGCGTTTCGTCGCGAGTTGAAATTCATCGTTGAATGCAACGTCTGCCGCGGCACCGGCATTTACACAGGTGTCTTCCATCAAATGACCTGCGACAACTGTCACGCCTCGGGCTGGGTGTGTGGGAGGACTTTGAAAACCTTGCCGCTTATCGATGTGGTGCAGGTGCTCAACGCAAGGTTGCGGGATGCATTGGGGGAAATAGCCAAAGCCAACCGCGCTATCGGTGGTGCGCAGCAGCAATACGAACAGAACAATCGCCGCGGCGCCGGCGGCACCAACTTCACAGGGGATTGAGCGATGGGCATCTATAAAGACGTGATGGGCACCCTGGTACGCGTACTGGCCGCCGACAACATCGACAACAGCACCAAGCAGTCATGGCAGAAGCTGGTCGATGCCGACCTTCGCCAGGGCGGTACCGGCAGCTCTATCTCCGTCCGGGATAAGTTCGACTACGATTGCTGCTTGCACGCGCTGCTGCACAAGCACCTGGCCCCTGCTCAGTGGGACGTTTTAGTCGCCAAGTACTCAACGCACAAAGGTAATAAAGTCGCTTCAATCGGGCGCCTCATCAGCCGAATTCAATCACCAGCGCCTCAGTTGTTCATCTATAAGGCGGTGACGGCCTGGGCTATCCCCAAGCTGAAAGGCGTACAGGTTGCACCGCGCGGCGGCCGTGAAGTGGTGTGCCGCAGCCTTCGGGACGATCTGGAGCACACAGCAGTCGGCAAGATGATCGCTTCAGACTGGAAGATCGAAGTGAAGGTCGAGCGAGGCCAGTACGTGAAGAGATCCACCGACATGATCGTGCTGCCGGCCGAGTTCTACGACATGAACACCTGGGATACTGAGGGTAAGCCGGAGTCGACACGTCGCCGCTGGAAAACTGGGATTGCGCGCTGCCTGGAGCGCCTTGAAGAGCAGGCAGTGGTGCACGCTACCGAGATATTCGATCAGGAAGAAATCTTCATTGATGCCGCTTGACTGTAGTGGCGCTTTGATCGTAAATTAACCCCATCATGTCGATCTTGCGCGTTATGAGAGAGACACCAAAGCCCCGCCACCGAGCGGGGTTTTTTGTTTTCAGTTCCTCCACACCCGTCGCTCCGAGCCGGGAGTGCTGATGGAGCTGATTCATACCCGCAGGCGCAAGACTGATAGGCCCTCCTGCTCACAACCCGAGGAAACATCATGTCCCCAGTTATGCGCTGCAAAATGGTCTGCCACGAAATCACGCATGTCCGTCACGCCAGCTCCGAGCGCGAAGATCCGCTATGTGACGTTAGATTCGGCGCGGTGTGCGCCTTGCCCAAAGATCCCCCTGGCGAGAATGCTGTTTTCGGCAAGTACACGCCGGTCGCCGAGTACAAGGCGAAGATCGTGAAGTCAGTTGCCGACAAGCTCGAGCCGGGCAAGGCGTATTACATCGACTTCACTCTGGCCGAATAAGGCCCTCAATCCCCGTGCTGCTCCTCGCACCGTTTTGCCCGTGCACGCTGCGGGCTTTTTATTCATGGAGTGCCCAAAATGGCCGAGCCGAGTACCGGTTCCCTCGCAGTAACTGGCGTTCTCGGCAGTGTCAGCTTGGGTGCCTTCTTCCCTGAGATTGACTTGGCCGCGCTTGTCGGCTCATTCGGTGGGGCGTTCCTGTTTGTTATCGCTGCTGAGTCAATGCCTACCTGGCGTCGGATCGGCTATCTGTTTACCGGTTGGATCGGTGGTTACTTCGGTGCTGCCGAACTGCTCGGCCTCACCTGGACCAAGACTGCCGGCTTTAGTGGTTTCGTCTGTGGCGCGATCTGCGTTGCTGTCGCGACGGGACTTTTGGAGTGGATGCGCACGGGCGAAATGCCGCGCTGGCTTCAGTGGTGCTTCCGCCGGTTCTTCGGAAAGGAGACAACCTAATGGGCGCCATCGTACAGGCAGCTTTCTGCGCCGTGATCTTCTCCATGATCGGCCTGCACTATCGGCCGCTCCCCGATTCCCCTTACAAAGCCTCGATCAGCATCATGGCCTGGGCCGCGTGCGCGATTACCGGGATGCAGTTCATGAGCCTTGCGGGCCGCATGGTGCTGCACGATGACTTCCCCGACGCATCGTGGTTCAACACCGCGTTCTATGGCCTGGCCGCGATGCTTGTGTGTCGAGCCAAGGGCAACGTTGCCCGCATCCTGAGGATGGATTGATGAGTGACAAGGCTGAGTATTACCAGCTCAAGGGCATGATCAGTGAGATGCCTGTGGATCACCAGCTGGAGGTCGAGCAGGCCATGGAAGAAGTGATAGCCATTGCCAAGCGCTCTGACAACGCAATGCTTGGCGCAACCATGGCCATGATCAAGATTGCAATAGAGGCCTGACCTATGGCCTGTAGCGGATGCGCCGCCCGGCGTGACTGGGCCAAGAAGTGGATGGGGATTGGATATGAACGAGCCGCACAGTTGTTCGGAGCAAATACAGAAGCTACGCCCGAAGCCGGGCGACCTGTTGGTCATCAATCTCCACGCGCCACCGACGAAGGATCAGCACGCCCGGATGGTGGAAGCGTTCAGTCCACTGGCCGAGACACTGGGGTGTCGACTGATCCTGCTTGAGCCTGGTATGTCGCTGTCGCTTCATGTCGACCCAGCCACCCAGCATGCCGAGCAGCAGAAGCAGACAGCCCTGCTCGAGCAGATAGTCGAGCAGCAGGGCCAACTGATCCAAGCGCTGGCTGAAGACCAGGGTGATCAGGATACAGACGCTCAGCCAACCACCTACATGGATGGCTCGCCGTGCCGTTAAGACCGCAGAAGCCATGCAACGCCCAAGGCTGTAATGTTCTTACGCGTAACCCCCGCTACTGTGACGATCACGCTCACCTACTGAAGAGTGCAGCGTGGGCCAAGCCAAGGGAGAGCGGTACAAAGCGGAACTATAACTACAAGTGGCAGCAGGCTCGTGCGGGGTTTCTTGCCAAGTATCCGCTGTGTCGGCGTTGCACCGATCGGGGATTGGTGGTCGTGGCCACCGATGTCGACCACATCATCCCGCATAGGAACGACATGGTTCTGTTCTGGGATAAGACCAACTGGCAAAGCCTGTGCGGTCCATGCCATTCGGCAAAGACGGCTGCCGAAGACGGTGGATTCGGCAATGCGCGGCGCTGAAAGCAGGAAACCCCCAAAAAAACAGTGAAATTCGATCAAGTGAGACGGATTCGCGTTTATGGGGTGGGGGTGGGTCGAAAGTCCAAGGCTTTTGGCTTCTAGACCGCGCCCTCAATCGTTTTCTTACACCCGCGAAATTAAAACTTCAGGAGTTGCGCGATGGGAGGCACCGCCACGGTCGCCGGCCGTGGTCGCAAACCCAAGCCGACGGCCAAGAAAGCACTGGCCGGGAACCCCGGCAAGCGCGCGCTGAACAAGGACGAGCCCCAGTTTTCGAAGATCACGAATGTCGATCCCCCTGAGTGGTTGAGCGATCGCGCCGCCACGATGTGGAAGATGATTGTTCCGGAGTTGCTTCGCGAGAACGTGGTCGCGCTCACTGACTTGCACAACGTTGAGGCGTTCTGTGTGGCCTACGACAACTGGAGGATGGCTCAGGAATCAATCCAGCAAAACGGGATCGTGGTGGAGGGCGCTACCGGTGGTCCGATGAAAAATCCAGCACTGACTGCCGCCAACGAAACAATGCGCCAGATGGTTACCTTCGGGTCGATGCTCGGCCTTGATCCGGCCAGCCGGACCCGGCTGATAGGCGGCAACAAGGAGAAAGAAACTAACGAATTCGCCAACCTGCTGAGATCCTGATGACCAAAGCCCTGCACCCCAACGTCGACAAGGCGATGGCGTGGGGAAGATCTGTGCTTCGCGGGAAGATTCCGGCCTGCAGATTTGTCCACCAGGCAATCCAGCGGCACTTCGACAACTTGG